CTTCCGGGCGAGCGTGCTCTGATTCGGCTGTGTCACTGCGTCAACTCCCGGAAGTGCTGGATAGCCATGACCTTGACACTGGTCGTGGCCGAGTAATCGATGTGGATCGTACCGTCCGACTGGTTGTAGATCGTGCGCGGAAAGAACGGCGTCAGCTGGCGTACCGGCGTCACGTTACCGGCGGGTAGCACGATCAGCAGGCCGGAGATCGGGAGCCCCGCGTAGGTGTCGATCAGATTGGGCGCGCTGATCGTGACGTTGACGCTGACGGCGCTCGTGTTCAGCAGTTCGAGCTGAACGTAGCCGTCATTGACGACCGAATGGCCACCGGCGACAGCGGCTGTCATGGCGGCGTCGGCAATGGTCATGCCGGCGCGCGACGGGATGGTGATCGGCGCCAGCACGGTGTAAGCCATGCCTACGCGTCCACGGTCAGGTTGGCGTTTGCCCTGTTCACGTACAGATCATAGGTGGCGGACCACTCCCAGCGTGACAGCGCGTCCGGACCGAGCTGGCCGAGGTTGCGGCGCAGCACCTGCACCACCTGCACCTGGTTGGGCACCGTGCCCAACAGCGTGCGCCTGCGGCCGTGCAGAACCTCGTACACCGCGTCCTGCAGGTCGAGCGACGTGCCGGACACGCGATCACCCCTGGTGCGCACCTGCACTGCCGGGATGGTGTCGGTCGTGGCGCTGGCCTGGCCCGCGTCGTACGGCGTCAGGCAGATCACCTGGTCCGGCGTCTCCGGCATGTTCGACAGCGTGATCCACGGGACCGGCGTACCGGTGCGCGCGGTGTTCGGCGCCCACTCCCCTACGCCCGCGGCGGCCAGCAGTTCGGCGATGCCGGTCACCAGCTTGGTATTGAACCCCGCAGCCATCCTCAGCCTCCCAGCGCTTTCTTGATCTGGAAGGCGATCAGCTCGGCGAACTTCTCGGCGTTTTCGCGCCAGGGCGTCTCGAGGTACTTGGCCTTCCGGCCGTTCGGGTGATGCAGCGTCAGGTCTTCGTGCTGGATGACAGCGTACGGCGTGTCGAAAGTGACCTTGCCCTCGAGTTTCTCCTCGTCGACCGTCGCCTTGCCGCTGTCCTGCAGCGTGGCCTCGTCAAGCGGCACGATCTTGACCGCCTCGCCGAGCAGCAACTCGGTCGCCAGCTGCAGGCCGCGGATAGCGCCGCGCTTGGCCGCCGCGCTGGCCGCCTTGCCCTTCCACTCCACCTCGACGTCGACGCTCACGTGAGCAGCACCTCGAGGTGGTCCGGCGTGGGGAGACCGACGCTGGAATTGTCGAGCACCTGCATGACCTCGCGCGGTCCGGCGCCGTCGACCAGCGTGACGCGCGAATGCAGCGGGCACACCGTGCCGACCGGCAGGTAGGCGGTCGAGCTGCTCAGCGCCTGCGCACCCGTTCCGGTACCGGTGTCCATCACGAGGCGCCGGCGCGAGTCGCTGACGCACGCGACGACAACAGGCACGTCGTAGTGCTCGACGCCCTGGCCGTCCTGGTAGAGGAAGGCTTCTACGGTCGCGGTTTCCGCCTGGCCCATAGCGGCCAGGATCGCGAACGGATCGATCGGCAGCATGGCCCTACCCCCAGAACCAGGCGGCGAGCGTGTTGGGCGGCTGGCCGGTCAGGCCCGCGCGCTGCAGCACGCCGAGCGCGCGCGGGCAGAGCCGCTGGCCGGCTTCCAGCGTCGGACCGCCCTGGCGCTTGGTGCCGCCGAAGAGCCCGGTCAGCTGGACGTTGCCGATCCGCACCTCGCTGACCGCCAGCGCGCTGCCGTTCACCCAGCCCTTGGCCAGGTAGTCGGCCGCCTGCTCACAGGTGGCCTCGGCCAGCGCGGCGATCACGGTGGCGTCGGCCGCCTGGTAGACCGCGGCGATGAGGTCGGCGTCGACGTCCTGTGACGCCATCCTCAGCAGCCGTTGCAGGTTGGCCGGCAGGGTGCCGCCGATGTAGGTCGCGTACTGCGCGGGGGTGGCGTAGACGCCCGCCATGCTGACCGGTGGCGTGCCGGCCACCGCGACGATCTGGCCCTCGGCGCCGACGCCCTTGCCGCTGACGACCCACGCCTCGACCCAGTCGCCCGCCTGCGTGATCGTGTAGGGCAGCGTCGTGCGCCAGTTCGTTCCGCCGTCCGTGGTCTGCACGGCGGGCAGGAAGGTCGTGCCATCGGGGCGCGTGACGGTGAGCACGGCGGCCGTGGTGCCGTCGCCGCCGCTGCTGATCAACAGCGTGGCGGAACGCACGTCACCGACGTCGTACCCGGTTACCCGCGCGTAGCCCATGACGCCCTCCTCACACCCCGCCCGCGCTCAGCGTACTGCCTGGTGCGCCGTTGGAGATCAGCGCGGACGCTGCCGCGCCGCCAGGGGTCAGCGCACCGACCAGCGCGCCGCTCGAGACGAGCGTCGACGTGGCCGCGCCGCCGGGTACCAACGTCGAGCCGCTTGAGCCGCCGGGAATCAGCACACTGGCGACGAGCGGCCCCAGGCTGGCCGCCGTGATCGAGAAGCTGGCGCCGGCACCGAACGCGACCACGCCGGGCAGCGTGTTGGTCGCGGCGATGGTCAGCTGTGCGCCGGCGCTGAACCCGGCCGTAACGACAGCCGTCCTGCTGCCCGCTGCAGCGAGCACGGCGCCGGCCGCGAATCCAGCGCCTGGCAGGACGGTATCGAACGCCGCCGGGGTCATGGTGGCGCCGGCCGCCATCGTAACGGCGCCTAGCCTGGTGACCACGCCGGTGTCCGCCAGCACGGCGCTGGCCGTCATGGCGACGGCGGGGAAACCCGTCTGCGTCGCGGTGTCCGCCATCGTGGCGCCGGCCGTGAAGCTGGCAACCGCCAGCTTGGTGACCACCGCGGTGTCCGTCATCGTGGCGCCGGCGCCGAACGCAACGGCGCCGAGCTCGGTCACCACGCCGGAGGCAACCAGCTGGGCGCCGGCGGCGAACGCCACGGTCGCGTTGACCGTCGTGCCCCCGCCGGACGGCGGTAGCAGCTCGATCGCCACGTTGTGCACCGGCGTGCCGCCGGACTCGGCGAGCGTGATGGTGGTGCCGGCCGTCGCCGTGGTGTTGGTCGAGGCGTAGACGCCGATCGCGTCGCCGCTGTCGAATCCGCCGAACTCCGTCTTCTGTGTGGTGTTGGAGCCGGCCACCTGCAGTACGTTGCTGGTAAGCAACGCCGACCAGCACCACGAGTTGGTCACCGTGGAGACGAGCGAGATGTTCGATGTGCCGGCCGTGCCGGTCGCGCCGAACGGCGCCGTCAGGTCGGTACCGGTGAAGATCCGGGTGAAGTTGCCCTTGGCGACGCTGCCCTTGTTATCGGTGACCTTGACGACCATGCTCGCCGCCGTGCCGGCCGCGACCGCGCGCCAGCTGATCGCGACCGCAGCGCCGCCCCTGGCGTTGTCCAGGACCGGCGTCGACCAGGTCCCACCCAGCGTGTCACTGGCGGTCAGCGTCTCATCCAGCGCACCTGAGTTGGCGTCGCCGAACATGAAACAGACCAGGATGCATCCGGCGTTGGGCGGGGTGAATGCCGCCGTGTCGGTCGTTGCTCCCGAGCTGACGACCAGCGCCGGACTGTTGGTGGTGTCTTCAGCGATCGTCATCGCCGGTCACCCCCTACTTGTCGACCGTGATGCCCGCGGCGTTCAGCTCGGCGATCGTCGACACGCCGAGGTCAGCGACGTTGAACACGCTGTCACCGACCGGAATCGCGACGCTGGCCGCGCCGACGAGCAGCGTCTTCCACTTGGCGCCGGGATCGCGGTGCAGGCTGCCGGTCGCCGCGAGCACGCCGGTCGCGTCGTTGTACGCGATCGTGACGGTAGTGCTGAACTCGTTCAGCACGTGGCCGCTGTCCTGAGGATCGAGCTTCTGGTCGACCCACGTCATGACGAACGGCGAGACGACCGCCGGGAAGCCCGGAAAGTTCGGCTTGAGCGCGGTCATGCGATCGGCACAGACGTCACGTTGATCGAGCCGCAGTCCTGGCACTGCATCGCCACACCCCTGCCGTGCCGACCTTGCCTGATTTGAAGGTTTTCTAGGCGATTGTCGCCCGTATTGCCGTTGACGTGGTGGACCGTTTCGCTGGCCAGCAGCCTACGCCCAAGGAAGCGCGCCACGATCAATCGATGCTCAAGAACGTACCCGTTCGATCCCTGATCACAGTATGCCAAATCGTCGGGTGTCGGACGGACCTTGACGTACCCTCCGGCCACAACCGTTCGTCCACCGCGCCAGGACGCGGACCGATCGCCGCTCGGCACAGGTTGAGGTCGAGCACGCCGAAGTGCCCTGTGTACGGACGGAACGGGAACGTTCAGACGTATGGCTATCGCTTTCGCGGTATCGCCGTTGTCGACCCACCCGAGCACCTTGCGCTCAAGCTCCGCAGTCCAGAATTTGTCCCTGCCTGCTGGCCGCAACGCTACGCGCTGACGCTCAAGGCAATGGACTATGGTTGGCGTCGATACGTTCAGCCTGACAGCTAGCTGTCGTAGGCTCTGCCCTGCTGCGTAGTCGATGCCCGCTTGGCGCTCGTCGGCGTCGGTAAGGGACCTCTTGCCTCCCGGCGAAAGACGTACCCCCGCTTGCGCCAGTGCTGACGACACAATAGACGTACGGCACCCGATGATCTTGGCTACCCGTTTCACTGAGCGCTCTTGGTCATACAGCCGTAGTATCTCCGCACTGCGATCCACGCGGAGATACTATCACGCATTATTTTGGATCGTGATGGCGCCGATGGCGAACGTCAACGTATCCCCGCTGGCCGTGGTCTTGCTGGCGGTGAGCGCGGCCCACCACGCGCGTCTCGGGACGGAATCCCAGACCTCGGCGCTGGTGACCGTGGCCGCGGGCATCAGCGTGAAGGTCACGGCGCCCGTCGTGGTCACGCTGCCGTTGGCCTCGGTGCCCAGCGCGGTCGTCAGGTTCTGCCGCGCGTACGAGCCGCCTGCGACTTCGGTACCGGCGGCGCTGGCGCTACCCGTTGTGGTGCACAGACGCAGCAGCATGGGCGTGGTGGGCGAGGTGCCGGCCGCGATGCCCAGTGAGTTGCGCAGCAGGCGCGAGGCTTCCGTCTGGTCGAGTGCGTTGGCCATTACAGGTGCGCTCCCCCGGCATCGAGATGAGCGCTGGCCGGATCGTTGGCGTGCAGGTGCACCGTCAGCGCCTCGCCGTCGGTGTGGTCGACGCCTGCGTTACTGGCGCTGGCGATGACGGCCAGACACAGTGGGCAGCCCATGCGCGCGTGGCATCCGTAGTGGAAGTCGGCGTCTTCGTACGGCGCCAGGCTGCGCACCACGACGTGCCGTGGCGATTCGTCGGACTGCTGACAGCCCGAGCAAAAACGGATCATGGCGCCACCCTCGCGCTGGCAGGATGGCGCCACTGTACCGCACGTGATCGTCAGCGATGGTTGGTCGGCAGGATGAGGCTCCGGCCGGGCCGCTCGATCTCGAGCCTGAGGTGGCCCAGCGCGATGTGCAGGTTCGCCAGTGCGAGCACTTCCGGCGTTGGCGCCTCGGAGGCT